ATAATGTTTTGCTGTAAATCTTCTATGCTTTGTCCAGATGCTTCAATGCCACTTACTAAGCCTTTACCAAACGCTTCTTGTGCTTGGTCAACCGCTTCTCTAAGCCTAGCAATTTTGCCAGCATAAGTATCGGCAGCTCTCGCAGATGCGCCAGTAAAACGTTCATTCAATTCATCTAAAACATCATTAAACTTTTTGCCTTTAAGTTCTGTTGCTGTAAAGCCAATACGCAACCTAGCTAAGGATGTAACTTCGCCTTTATACGCACGTTGTAAGGCGTTAGTAACGCTTTGCAAACTTTTGCCTGTGCCTGCGCTTATGTCTAGCGCCGTGCTTAGCAATTCTTGTGCTGTCGTAGCATCTTCTGTTGCTTGCGATAATGACACAAAAGCATTAGTTAAATCTCCACCAGTAACGCCACTTAACAATGCTAAATTGTCAATGTATTCATTAACTAAAGGCGATGCAAAACCTAGGTTAATTGCTTCTAATTGTGATCGTAATAAAGCTGCTTCCTTCTCAGCTTCTTGGAATGCTTTAACAGATTCTTTACCAAACTTGATTACCGCCGCTACCGAGAAAACGGCAGCAAACTTTTTAGCTAAAGCCCCAAATGCTTTATCCGCCTTCTTTGTTGCTTTGTCATCAAAGGTTGTAACTATTGGAAAATTAATTGCCACGTGGCAACCTCGCTATCTCAGCATTGGCCTGAGCTGTTATCTGTTGCAATACTTTAAGGATTGTGCCTTGAACTTTGCCCTGATCCTCAACTAAATTACGGCCTACCAATCTGCCCTCAGTTTTACTTGTTCGGCCTGTCTGTGCCAAATTACCAATGCCATTATTTAAGTTTTCAATAAACCATCTACCAGCATCAGAATTGTTAGATTTACTTTCTGAACTACCATATCGGTTTTGCCTTCCAGCAGTTTCAATAATTGCACCTGCTGCCGACTTGTTTAACAAAGATACGAGCGATGCCCAGCCTGATCTATTAGCTCTGCTCTTGGATAAAGAATAAGTCAAGCCACGTCTTACAACGTTTGATTCAAAGCTTGGGAAGGCGCGATTGCGACCTGTTCTGCTTTTGCGCTCATAGCCAGGATAATTGAACCTAGACAAGTTTTCTATTGTGCCTGGAACATCATTACGCGCTGACTTAACGATATCTTTCAACGGCGCACTAATTTGTGCGTTGTATGCCTTCAAGGTTTCAGGGGCTAGTTTACGCAGTATCTTTCTAGCCTCTACGACCCCTTTTACCTCTACTGGCATTTTTCCTATCTTCCGCTTGTTTCTTCAAAACCTCATGAATAGCGTTTAACATACCTCTATCCATATTGATAAACTCACTCGGCGCAATTCCTGTATGAACAGATAGCTGGGCTATTCTGTAAGTATAGGAATCACGCGTTAGCCATTTGGGGAATCATCACCAAGAACTTCAACAGCCTTCAAAGTGCTTAGAAACTTATCCCCAAATGGAAATACGTCAGGCGCATCTGCTCTACGCAGACACTCCCAAGCAAGCCAATAAATATCGCTCTGCTTTTGATCTTCTCTAAAAGCTTTGTAAAAGCCTTTCTTAGCATATTGCTCAAAAGCATATTCAACAGCAGGTGTTATCTCGTGGATACTTTCCGTGCCATCTGCCCTTACAACTTTAAGACTTGCCATGTTTGCCCCTTCGTTAAATTAGAACGTGCCTGTGGTTGCTACTGTTACTTTTGAGTTCAAAGTAAAAGTCAGTTCTTGCATTCCAATATCGCCTGTCGCGCCCGAAATGGGGGTTAGGTTGTTTACTAGAATATCAAAAGTATACAACGGATTAGTTGCGCTTACAGCAGGTGTCTTTTCCTGAACCATCTTAACGGCAACAGTTGTTCCAAATGCGCTGTTAAGTGTCTGCAATACGTTTGATGTTGCTGTGTCGTTTAGCAAGGATACACTTAGAGTCCCTGATTCCAAGCCTTTAACGAACTTGTGTGCAGTATCTCCCATCGCTGTTACTTCTAATTCGTCAGCAGCGTAGTTGAGAGTTACTGAAGTTACGTGGTCGCTAAGATCAATTGCGTTAATCTTTAGACCAACAGTATTATTCAAAAATACAGCCATGTTAGCTTATTCCTCGTCTTTCTTAGTTGTTGGTTTTGGTGCTTTTTCGCTTAGCTCTACTTGGCCAATTTTGGCAAGGAAAGCCTCGCGTTCTTTGTCTACATCAGCCATGTTTTAGCTCCAATCGGATAGAACGCTGATTGATACTTCACCGGATAGCAGATCGCCTGCTGTTCCGGTTAAGACCGCCGGGGCGCTGAAAGTGCCAATTGTATATGCAATTGATGATGCTTCCAGCTTATTTACTATATTCAGATAATAATCTTCAATGTTAATTAAGTTGCCTTGATTATCAAACATAGGTGCTAACACTATGAGCTTAAAGTTGACCTTAGGCTTAACTGTTTTGTAATGGTCGTTGCTTGGCTCAATGTATGGGTCATCAGGCTGCACCACAATGCTATTAGCAAGCGGTGTGGCAGGTGGGAAGGAAAACACCTGCCACGCCGTATTATCAGTTAGCGCAGCCGCGATTGTTCCTCGTAGGGTAGAGATTGCTGACATTATCCTACTTGACCGCCCGGTGCTAAGTGATCCGCAAGTAAACCGCGAACACGTGCCATTAGTGTGTTGCCCATACGATACGGCGATGGTTGAAAGTCTGGTGAAATGCCGCCAGCGTTTGAAGCTTGACGAGCCTGCCAAATGTCAACAGCCACCATTAAGGTTGCTTCATTGACTTCAGCTAAGGTTGAATAATCTACGGCCTGTGTTCCATAAACACGACCCCATGGCGCTATCGTGTGATAAGCGCGTGTAACAATTTGTGCATTGACAAACTCTAGCCAATCATCTTGGACTTTAGTAATTGTTTGTGATCCATTAAAGTGTTGACGGACATTCTCAACAGTAATCGTATCGCCAACAATAAATTGCTTTGCATTTTGATAAATATAAATACGCCCAGTTGTGCCTGTTGCTTCCAATGCATAAACGGATTCAACGTTAAACCACAACTTGCTTTTTACAATGTTTTCTGCTGCTTGGCAGCATTCTTCCACTACTGCTGAGCTGTATAAAGCACCAATGCCAAGAGCAGAACGCAGTTCCGCTTCAGTAACGTATGTTGCTGGCATTGTTTATCCTTTCTAATGTTAGCCCCGGCGCAAGGGCTGTGCGCCGGGGTAACTCGTATTACTTACCTATCAGGTTAGGTTAAAGCGGCGAACGCCACCGGCAACAAGAACACCACAGGCTAGATAGCCATAGAGTGATGTTTCAATTTCGCCTGAAACTGGAACGTTCGTGCTTAGTCGTAGAACTGGTGATTCGTAAATTGCAACAGATGATGGAACTACAATAAATGCAGACTCATCAATGTTTGTTGCTACTGCATTTGGATCAACGTAAAGGTCAAGACCTAGAACGTTACCGCGTAGTGAAGATGGGTTTGCTGATCCACCTGCATTGAATGGCTGTGAAGCAGAATAGATTGGGCGGCCTGTTGAATCAGTTGCACCCATTAGCAGACCCCATTGACCTGTTCCAGCGATATAGCGTGTTGCTAGTTCACCGGTTGCAAGATATGCAGCAGGAGTTTCAGTTGAAACGAATGAAATGATACCTGCTGAAGTTGCAGCAGTTGTTGCTGCCTGAGTTCCACCAGCTGTTAATGCTGCAATTACTGCTGCATCAGTTGCTTTGTTATATGCGCGCTGCATATTGTCAAGCATCGCCTGGAAGAAGCTCGGATCAGACCTCTCTAGGAGCTCTGTGCTGTATCTTTGAAGTCCAGCATACTTCTTAACTGTCAAATTGACGTATGAGCTTACAATACCGGTTTCAGATGGTGCGCCACCCTCAGCAGTTTCAGCCACAGTTCCAGAAGTTGTAATTTTTGGAACGCTTACTGTCATGCCTGCTGCTGGAATCGCGCGCGACCCAATAGCATCAATTGCAGGGCGTGAGCCAATTAGTGTGTCAACAACTGTGCTGACATACTGAACTGGGGAAAATGCAGGGTTGGTTGTAAATGAATCATCAGCAGCGGTTAAAGCTTTTGCAGCTTGTGCCTCTGCGTGCATTACCCATTCTGCTGAATCAGCATTACCGAGTTTTGCTTTAATTGAATGCTCAAGAAATTGAGCCTTGGTCTTAATTGGTGAGCGTGGCTCTGTGTAAAAAGAAGCACTAATTGTCGGGCGTGCGGCTTCTACTGGAGCAACCTCTACCGGTGTTACAGTTGGCTCTGGAGTATTCTCCACGATAGCCTCACTTTCCGTATTTGGTTGGGTTGGTTCTTCCGCTTCGCTTTCGCTCGCGGCAACTTTAGTTACATTTGCATTAGTAAATGCAGGTGATTCAACTAGGCTAACTTCTCTCAAAGTAGCTGCTGTTACCTCAATATAATTGTTTTTACGTTTAGATGAGATGACTTCCACGCCAACGGATAAGCCATCAACTAACCCTTCACTTGCAAGGATTAAAGCATCACTACCTTGTTGGCTGCTACTCATCTTGAATTGTGCATAAATGCCATCTTCAGTTACCTGAAACTTTTGCATCCGGCCAATTGGCTTATCATTTTTGTGTTGAAATAACATTTTAATCTTGCTTGGAGTTTCAATTTGAATTGAATCTTTAGCAAATACAACAGCCCCGGCACTTGTATTGCCGACTTCACCAAATGGCACAATTTTGCCAGCGATGATGCGGCGCTCACTATCCGAGCTTTCTATTGGGCTACTAAATTGAAGTAACATCGGTATTTCCATTTGGGGTTAGGTCTTCCATTTCCATGGCTTGATCTAATGTAATCAAGCCGAGTGTTAGCATTTTTTCAATGACGTTTAGGCGTTCCATCGGATCAACTCTTAGAAATGCTGAATCAACGTCAAACTTTACAATGTTGCCTCGCGCCGTTATGTCATCCATTGATAATCTGTCTTGTATGGCGTTGATATACGGAGCAAGTGATAGCGCAAGAAATTGTTTACGTTCATCTTGAACGTTTGCGTATGTCATGCTGTTATTCATATCTGCTGATATGTAATACGCAGGAACATTCATCATTCTTGCAATTTGGGTAGCGGTGTTTTGGATTCCTTCTACCATCATCATATCTTTAGGTGAGAATGCTGTTGGTTGATATTCCAGGGTGCTGGTTAAATATGCAGTTGAACGGCGCTCGCGTGCTGACTTCCAAGCTGCAAGAATTGATTGCACTTCTTCTTGAGATAAATCTGCACCTGTGTTTTTGATAACGCCTGTTGGCATTGGTGTTGAAGTCGCGACACGCATCGCCTTTTCTAAATCAATTGCACTTCTTAAAACTCTTGCGCCTCGTTGTAAAACGCCATCATCTTGTGATTGAAATGTAATCAATGATCCAAGGCCAGACATAGGGGCAGGTGTGCCATCAACTGAGTATTGTAAAATATAATTTGTATTTGGTTCAGATGTGAATGTTACGCGACTTGGCGCAATCCATTCAAAGCGTGCTGGTCTGCCATCATCAAAATAAACTTCAGTAACGCGCCAATAAGCAACGCCATAAAATAATAAAGAATCAACTGTCCAAGCAACTGTAACGCTTCTTGGTTGATGCAAACTTGGTTGCTCTAGCCATAATGGTGATCCAAGTTCAGCGCCAGTAGATTTCTTGTAAAGATTAAGTGGTAATCCTGCAATTGTGCATGCAATTAAGTTTCTGCATCTTGCAACTGCTGGAACAGTAACAGCTTCATCACGACCAACAGGTGTCAGAGCAGTTGGCATAAAATAGCCAAAAGAATCTGTCATCAGCTGCGGTGCAGCTTGCGCCTCTATTTTTGCAGGGCGAAAGCGATTAAATAGACCCATCGTTTAAGGATACCACACAAATCAGACATTACTACCATTTCAGACATAGATTTGTGGCTTGCTTTGTGGCTTTAGTAATTGATGCACCACCATGGCTAACGAAATGGCAGCAGACACATCCCCAGCAGACTTACGGCGCACAATACGCCACCCGGCATCACTTTCTTTAGCCGCGCAGTTATTCATGCTGTCAACTAGCGATTGTTGCCCTGCATGCACAATTCTAGAGTTAACTATGCTGTCATAGAGATCAGAGCAAGCTTGATAGAACACAGTTCCAGACATATCTTGAATCTTGTGGCCTGATTGGCTTAAACGCTCGGCTACACTCATGGTTGCATACTTATCAAAACAAATCATTCTAGGTTTGTATTGTCTTGCCCATTCATTGACTTCAATAGCCATCTTTAGCTCATCTATGGCTACTTGGCTTTCAAATTGAGCTATAACACCAACTCCAACCTTGCCATCATCCATAATTTGACCAGCTACTAGGCTTGCCATTTTTTTGTTAACCGATATGTCCATGCCAAATATAGTTAGCTTGCCTGGCTCTAGTTTTAGCTCAGCAAAGCCCAAATCCTCAAATGCGCGATAAGGCCATGGCGATTTAAGGGCGCTTACCCATTGACAAAGCGTTTCAGTTCTGCTTAGCTTCTACGCTAGATGTGGCGATTGATTCTTCTATTGTAGTTTCATCAATTAAATATCCCAAGGCTGGGTTTGCCTGATACCAAGCGTTGCGATCTGTTATCTTGGCAAAATCATCTGCGCTATATTCCCAATAACCCATTGTAGGCGGTGGGTATGACAATGCTTTAGATCGTAAGTCATTTAATACGCTTGAATAGGCATCCCCGGCGTTACTAGTCATAAATATCTGACTATTTGGCCTTGCTCTAGTAATTGGCTTAGCTGCTGTCCACGAATCTTCATCTATTTCACGTAACTCATCAATGTAAAGCAAGTCCGCGGTCTTACCACGGCTGCCATCTCTTGTTGCCGCGACTATCTCATACCGAGCGCCATTTAAGAGCTCTACTGATTCCTGGCCATTGGCCACGCGGATTTGCTTTACCTGAGCCATCAACATTGGGTTATCCTCAATGACTTCAACTACCTTGCGAAAGGTATCTAAAGCCATACCCCTGTTAGATGACATAGCCACTATATTCTTTTCGCCAAAAACAAACAACCCAGCCAATATGCGTATTCGTGCTAGGTGTGTTTTGCCATTCTGACGTGCTACTAGCAACAAACTGGTCTTTCTTCGCCACTTGCCAGCCTTATCTACTGTCAGCAAGTCTTTAAGCACATATTCCTGCCAAGGCAGCAGCTCTAGCTTTAGATCAGCAAGAAACTTTTTGACTTCAGGCAATCTGGTCTTGCCTTTAAGCGGCGCATTTTGCAAACGCGGCTTGGTTGCCCCTTTAAGTGCCTTCTTCAATTAGCCCCCGGCTGACCTGGACTAATAAAGGGTGAATCAGCATCAACGTGGATTGTTGTATGTCCGTTTTGAACTGATTTGGATTGATTTGCACGTTTTGGAGAGTTATTAAAGCG